GACCTCACATGGGCGGCAACCGAAGAACCAAGCCGGGCAAAAAACCCCACAACAGCGTTCACACCGCCAGAAATCACCGACTTGAAACCATTAATAAACGCAGACGTAAACGCCCTAATATGATTCCAGCCAGCCTGAATAACCGAACCCATGCGTGCCAAACCAGACACAAAATGGGCAACAACCCACCCGATAACACGAGCGACAGCGGCAATAACACGGGCGACAGCCGACACGACAGCACCAACAATACGGGCAACAAACCCTACCACAGCAGCCACCATCGGAGCCACAACAGCAAGAATACGGGCCACCACCTGCAACACAACCGCAACAACCTGAACCACCACACGCATGACCGCCGCAATCACAGGCATCAACGACCGGATAAGACCAATAATCGGCGGCAGCACAGACATGACCGCACCCAAAATCTGCTGAATCACAGGCATCAAAACAGGCACCAACTGCATGATCACGCCAACAACCTGCCGTATCACAGCAACAACAGCCTGAATAACCGGCATCAAAGCCGGCAACAACATTGCAGCAACCTGTGTCACCGCACCAATAATCTGCGTGATCACAGGAACCAGCCGGGCGACAAGCATACTAATCAAAGGCACCAGCTGGGCAGCCAAACCGGCAACCATACCGATAATCTGGCCGAATACTGGCGCCAACTGTGCCACAACCCCGGCAACCAAACCAAACAGCGGCTGAATAGCCGCCATAATCTGCCCCAGGGCTTGACCAACCACACCAACAAGCTGCATCACCGCGGCACGGAACTGGGCGTTAGTGGCAAACATGGCAGCAAACAAGCCGATCACAATACCGACAGGGCCACCCAGGGCGCGGAACACGCCGCCAAGCCCACCGGCGGCACCCTTCAAAGCACCAAACGACGGCAGTAGATTCTTCAACGACACCGCCAGCGGGGCAAACCCTGCAACAAGCTTCCCCACACCGGCAGCAACAATACCGAACACTGCGGTGCCGCCAGCAAACATGGCACCCAAATTCACCTTAGGAACAGGCAAATGCATTCTCGCAAAAATGCCCTTCAACTGCTCCACCTTGGCGCGCATCTGTGCATTCATTCTCGTAATCATGGCCGGCATACGCTTAATCCACGCCAAAATAGACGGCATCACCCGCTGAATCCCCTGATCCACCGACGCAAACATCGGCTTCACAGAATCCGTCACCGACTTGATAACCGGATTCAACGCAACAAAAATCTGCCGCAGGCCGTTCAGAAACGGCGCCATAGCCGTGGCACCAAGATAGCCCAGGGCGCCCTTAACATTCTTCATAGCGCCCTCAAACGTCTTACCAGACGCCTGCGCAGCACCACCCATGCCAAGCTTCATCGCAGCCGCAAACGTGGCAAAATCAATCTGCCCCTTCGACACCATCTGCGACACCTCAGCCGAGGTTTTACCAGTCTGCCTGGCAAGCAAAGACAGGACAGGCACACCCGCCATCGTAAGCTGCAACATGTCATCGCCCTGCAACTTACCGCGGGCCATCACAGACGTAAAAATAGCGCCCGTATCCTGAAATGACTTACCCGAAATATAAGACACATCGGCGACAGTCTTCAACACATCCGTCATCTGCCCGCCAGACTTCACACCCGAAGCAGACAACGCCGCCGCAGTAGAAGCCGCATCACCCAACGCATACGACGTACCCGTCACAGCCTCAATAGCCGAATTCATAATCGAAGACGTATCAGACGACGTATGACCCAAACCAGTCAACTTAGCCTGAGCCTCATCAATAGCCATCGCCCTAGCAATACCGCCACCAATAGTCACATCATAAATCGACTTGAGGCCCTTCTTAGCAACATTGATAGCACCCACCATTGCGGCGCCACCAAGAGCCAACTTCATACCCTTAGCAAAAAGACTACCCGAACGCTGACCCTCAGCAGGCATAACCCCAGAAAGCTGTTTACCAACATCCGCCTTCAAACCAGGCATCTTCGTATACAACGACACATATGCGGAAGCAATCTCACCAGACATACACTATTCACCCCATAATATTAATCTCGCGAGACACCCCGCCACCGGCACGAACACGCGCCAAAATATCGTCCACCTGCCCAGACGTAAACCGGGCCCTACGCTCATCCGTAGGCCTCGCCACAGGCTCCGGCTGCCCCTCACTATTAGCAGACCTGTAATGATCCAGCATGTCCAGTACAGCCCACTCGCACCACTCAAACGGGCGCTGCCAACCATTAAGGTGGGCCGCCAACTGGCTAGACGTATCGGTACACAACACGCCAACCAGCCGGACAGCCTCACCCCAACACATCTGCGGGCCACCAACACTATAAACAGAAACACCAAATTTAGTGCGGAAATCGTATTCGATGGCCCCACGATAATCATCAATCAGGCCGTGGAGCCAAACTATTCCCCCAAAGAGGCACCCTTACCATCAGACTTGTATTCCATCCACTGGCGGAAAATCTCGGCAACACGAACCATAGGAAGCCCCTCCAGGGCCTCCACCGCGTCAGCAGGGGCGGCAGCCTCCAACATAGAAAACATCACCTCAACCTGGGCGAAATCCGCAGACTCCCCCGACTGGGCAATCTTAGCTGCACGACGGAAAACGCGGGCAGGAACAGCCTGAGCCGTCTCCTCCGCATCCGCCAACACCCAGCTACGGTCACCAATCTTCAACGTGTAACCTGTGTCACTCATCTATCAACAATCCCCTAAAATCGTGTATCAGTTCCCGGACGGCGGATTAGGATCCGGCTCAGGCTTAGGCGGCGTAGGAGGCTCCGGCCTCGGAGAAGGAGGAGTATCAGCTTTTAAAGCCGTCATCCACCCCCGACCCGACACCGCATTACCAGTCTTATTAATCTGAGCAGGGTAAGCCTTCAACGTCACACCATACCCGTACACTTCGCCATTCTTACCCTTAATCTCGTCACGATCGACAAGCTCAACCTCGGGGAAATAGTAGCGAATAACCTGATCCCCATCAACAATATCCATCAGTAAAGCGTGCACGCCAGTGGTGGCACCAGGAGAAATATCGAACGAACCCGAATCGGATCCGGCAGTAACCTTCGACTGCCAAAACAGCTCGATAACCTCTTTCTTGGATTCGATCAGCTGGAAAGAAATCTCGATAGAAGACTCGGTAGCAACCGTGCGAACAACATCCGCATTCTGCCAAGCCTTCAAATCATCCGTTTTACGCTCAGGCTTAATCTTAAACCCGTCATCCGACAGATACCCTAAAGCTGTAAGCCCGGAAGGAACCGCCTCCACACCCTTAATAGTATCACCCGCGTGCGCGTCACCAATATAAACGTCGCCAGTAACCGCTGAACGAACATTAGACGCTTTACGTGTTGCAGCCATCACAACCCCCATTAAATATCAAACAATTACATTAAAACAAAAACAAATACGTTTACTCAGATTCGACAGGCCTACATATCAGCTCGAACAGCGAATACACATCAAAACGTGCACCATCAACCAGCAAATCAGGACCCGTCGAACGCCTACAAAACACCACCGGATCACCATCAACCCCGTCAGCCAGAACAGCCTCAACACGACGCGCCAAAGACATAGCCCGATCAGGCGTATCCGAAAACACATTCACGCGCAAAAAAACACGCTCACGCACATGCAACTGCGGGCCACCATCCAACGCCAACCAAATCAGGTCACCCGTAAAATCATCGGGCACCGTCCCCACACAGGGTATATCAGACAGCCAGCCATCATCCTTGAGCACGCGTTTAGCCCACTTCCTGGGGTCATCGTAGACGATCACGACGCAGCCCCAATCGAACGAGCCAGCGTGCCATGCTTCGCCTCAATACGCTTCCCACCCTTATATGTGGTGCCTATACGAGCCACAGCCTCAACACGGTGAACCTGCACCTCCGACGACAAACCATTACGGTATTGGGCCTTATCGAAAGCGTTACCGCCCACATTCGCCGAGGCCGCACGCTTGACACGCTCGCCACGCTCAGCCAACATAGCCTGCACCCCAGAAGACTTCAACACCTCACGAATACCCGGCAAGTTCAGCTTCACATTCACATCCTGAGCCACTACCCATCAGCCCTTCTTACGCTTCACATTGATCTGCGTGCCCGCATCCCAGCCAGACATTGGATGATGCCACACCATAGGAGACCCGTCAGCCTCCCACACAACACCCCGGATACGCCACCTGCAACGATAATCAGCACCCTCAACAGACTGCTTGAAAAGCATCGACCAATGCTCATAGTCAGAGTCACGCCCCGCGGCCTCATCCTCCTGCGAAACGGAAGCATAGATGGCCACGTTATGGTACACGGTTTCTACAGGATGCCCCCAATCCTCAACCTTGTCACCAAGATCATCGACACGAACAGTCGGCTGAAGCATCACAACCGTTTCACCGTAAGGAAAACTGGTCATATCATATCTCCCACAAAGGGCCAGCGTAGCCGTTAATATTCGACCCGCACGAGCAACCCTCACCCCACACCGTGGAACACACCTCAGAATGATTCACACTACTCCTCATGGTCGGTGTAATAGTGAACGCTTTACCAGCCCCACCATCACCCTCACACAGCTTCTTCAGCGCGGCAATCTCAGAAGGCCACAACAGATTCGTGGGAGTATTAGACCGTGTAGTCTGGGCGAACGGACCCGCAGACTCATACTGCACCTGACCCGACACGCCAGTATCATTCCAGCGCAGCAAAGCCCTACGAAGGATAGCTTTAGCGGCATCCTTGTATTTGAAGTCCGGTTTAGCGATACAGGGGGCGACACTGATAGCCACAGCCTCCACATCGGCGATCATCGCCTCAAGCTTCTCTCTAGGAATATCGGCGAAAGGCTCAATATCCTCAGGCTTCAAAATGATACCCATCAACACCACCCCCTGCACATAGAAAACATCACCGCAACAAATGAATCAGTTCTCGGCCGGCGGATTAGGCTTCGGGGCAGCCTTCTCCGTCACAACAGCAAACGAATCAAGCGACTCGATAGCCACATACAGCACAGCCTCGGCACGAACCATAACCTCATTATGGCCCTTCAGGTCACGCCCAGTCTGATCCGGATCGCCATACTCGATCAGCTCGATCGGGAAGTTACGCTGGAACCCCCAATGAACACGCGAGAAATCACCCACAATAGCCTTAACACCAGAGGCAGGCGACATCTCCGGGGCACCCGAAACAGTCGAAGAAGCACCAACATTAAGGCCACGCCAATTATCCAAACCGGCAAACCCGGCGGCAGGATACATAGGCTGACCAGCAAGCGGAGACCCCTTCGGATACACCTCAGTCGACAAAGCAAACGAGAACGCCGGATCCAAAGCAACACCGTTAGGAACCTGCAAACCAGCACCAGCAATCAAGCCGACAGCCTTAATCAGATCAGCCGTAGCGCTAGCGGTTGCATCAACAATATGCTTCGTCTTATCCAGCGAAGACTTGACAGCCGCAGCAGGCTTACCCGTAGCCGGATCAATACCATGGAAAGCAATCAGATCAACAGCGCGACCAATCGAAGCACCAAGAGCAGGCGAAATCAGATCCTGAAGCACACCCAGACGGTAATCGGCGTCAGCCCACATAAACTCGTCCGAGACACGCTGCTGAGTCACAACCTTGATAGGCTGCGCAGTAAACGCCGAAACATCAACAGACGCGGAAGGCTTAACCTCGCCCTCACCAACAATCTTAGCGCGAGGAACACCACTAAACACGGCGCCCTTCACAGGCCCGAAAATAGTCGGCTGCTCCGGCGAAAGCTTCGCCAAAACACCAGAATCGATAGCACGGTCACGAACCGCACCAATCATAGAACCAGGAAGCTCAAGCTTCCCTGCAGAAAGAAAATCGTCAGCCATCACAAATCATCTCCTAGAATTATTGACAAGAGCATCCACAAACGCGACACCCTCACGTCGTTTAACATCATCAACGGGGGCACTCCCCGCAAGACGGCGCACACCCGCGCCACCACTACTATGGTCGATCAAACCCTTCAAAGCTTTCGCAGACTCGGCAAGCGACTCCTTATCGCCACCCGACAAGAAAGCGATCGCATCACTGGACAAACCATACTCTGACGCCACCTCGCGCTTCACACCTTCAAGAACAAACCCGTTAATCCTGTCTTCGAGTTCCTCATTCTTGCGACGAAGCTCATCAATAGTAGATCCAGAATCGTCACTCGATGCACGAAGCTTCTCCAACTCGGCGAAATTACTTTTAGCACGAGACTCCCACTTACGGGCCTCCGCCTTCCAATCAGTCCCCGACGATTTACCCTCGCCTTCATTCTTCAACTGATTGTCGGCTACCTCCTGCCCGCCATCGTCTTTTACTGTATCAACAATGCCGTTATCCTTTCCGGACTCCACAACATCATTGTCAACATTCTGTTCCTCAACACTCTGATCGGCCATAGCCTAACCCTACACTCCTTGCGGAAAACAACACAACATTGTTGACCCCCGTGCGGGAGACAACCCTGTGCACCAATAACCGGCGGCGCACAACCGGAAACCACATCAAATTATCTCATGCCGCCAACAGTACGCATAGCCTTCAAAATATTGCCAGGCGACTGCTGCAACCCATGATCATCAACCCACTCACGGGCCTTCTCATACGTCCTCTGATACCCGGCATCAGCCCTATTTGGTTCCCAAGGGCCAACAACCTCAACCACCGTACAACCACAATGATCATGATACTTAGAACCAAGCGGACGCTTACCACCACGCTTATGACGCCGCGTATGACCAGTAGTAAGCGCCCGTTCCCTCGTCGTATAATCCGACCTCGTAGCCAACATGGCACAAAACGCGCACGGATCACCATCAGTCACCCGACGCCACGACCTACCCTGCGCACCCGCAGACCACTCAACCGTGTCCCGGCCAGCATTCATGACAGCCCGATCAACACCAGCCGCCATCGCATCAATAGTATCATTCACCCCATCCGGGTCACTATTCATAATCTTCATAGTCGAAAACGACCTAGCCAAAGCCGCAGCAGCATCAAACTCGTCATACACGATCAAACCAGGATCCACACCATTCAACCGGCGAAAATCTTGCACGAATTTGGCAGCCAACGATGCCGAACCGTCATGGCCGGCACGCTCCAACTCCACACACAAACGCACATACTGTGTGTCACTCATCTTCCCGGAATGCCACAAACGACCCAACTCGGCATAATAGCCCGCATACTTCCCAGCAAACCTGACCGCCTCACGCTGATACCCGATAGCAGCCAACCTCGCCTCAACCCCCGAAGCCATCGCCTATCAAACCTCGCTAGTTTGACGGGAAATAGCCCCAGCCAGTGCCGCCAACGGATCCGACGACTCAGCACGATGACGCATCACAGCCTCAACCTGCACATCATCAAGCCCCAACATCTCCAACACCGTCCGAGAATCAGCAGGCAAAATACCGGCACCAACAAGCTTCGTCACAGCATCAGCCGTAGCAGCCCGAGTCGGGGTTGAAGCATCACGCCACCTCAAACCCACATCACCGAAAAACGCGGCCTCATCAACACGAGAATCCAACGCCTTGGCAGCCAAAAAACCAACCGACAGCCAGCCCTGACCAAACGATGTCTGCCTGCGTTCAGCACGCTTCACAAGCCGAGATTCCTCGGCAGCCAAAGCCTCCCCACTAGGCGGGTTAGACGTGATAAACCCGAAATAGCGTTCCGGAACAGCCGCCTCACCCGCAGTCAACTGCGCCAACAGTCTCATCTGATCCGAATACGGTGTAGGACTATTGACAGGAAACGACCCCACATTCGGAGTGTCACCATCATCATCCTTATCCACAGCCCACACAGAAGCCATCGACAGGACCCAGCCAGGCTGCGAAAACTCATCCGCGCTCACGCCAGTCACCCAACGCTGAGGATACGCATAAAAATCACGATTCACAGACTGCCCCAACAGTGTGCGAACAGCCTCATCCGTGTAAGCCCTAATAGACCTCGTAATCTCCGAACGGCCATCAATCCTAGAAGTACGGCGACGATTCACAACAGGCACCAACGGAACCGCCCCAAGACTATTCACGATACGGCCCGTCTCAACCCACTCGCGAGACCCACGCCGCTCCACCTGAACAATCACATCAGGAAGCAACAACTCCGCCTCAACAACCTCAGGATCACACGTCTGCTGAACCACAAGGCCAGCATCCAAACGAGACCCGTCAGCCGAAAACCGGCCAGTACAATTCTTGGGCGACTGCGGACGAACCAACACCGACCCATCATCCTGGGGGATAACAGCCACAAACGACAAACCAAAAATCAGCGCATCCAAATGCACATCACACGACGCCGTAGCAAGCCGATTCGCAGCATACACACCATCCAGGCCGTAACCGTCACCATTAGTCCAGCCAAGCCAATCCAGACGCTCCTCCAAAGCATCCACAGCTATACCAGGCCACGACACCACAGTCTGCACACGCTGCAACTCCGGCGGAATAGCCACACCAAGGTCACGCACCCGGCTCGAGCCCTCATAGTAGCCCTCAATGCGACAATGCCACGAAGACAACCTTTGGATACGATCGTACATGCCCTCAATCAGAGCCAACTCGTCCACGTTCATACCACAGACACCCGCTTCCTACCAGACCGTTCACGCCGCTTCGCTTTCGCCATCTTCGCACCAAGATACGCCAAAGACACAGCCTCCAAAGGCACCTCAGAACCATCCTTAAACGAGGAACCCCAACCCCACGCAGAGCCTTTCTTTTTCTGCACAGCCGACCTCACAGCAATATCCAACATGTCACGCCTCGAATCGGCACGAGGGTGAGAAACACTCCCAGACCTTACACCCTCCAAAAACGCCTGACAAGCCTCCACATACACCCCAGTATCAGCCACAATCACGCCACGGCCCGGAATACCACGATCCGTCAACGCCTTCTGCAACAACACCGCACCAGACCCGGCAACCATGATCCGGTCAGTATCACCCCAACGAACCGCCAACCAGTCAGCCAACCGGCCCACACCATCAACAATCGTTCCCGACAGCCCATCAATAACCTCAACATGAACCCCAGCATCAGTCCTGCCAGCACCCGCCAAAGCAACCCGATCCCCAGAACGAGAAAACGAGACACCAAACACTTTCCCGCCAACCAGACTAGCCTCATCCACAGCCGACTGAGCCCACTTATCGGCCGGTATCACCGACGAAGCAGACTGGCCACGATCCCACCAGCCAAGCCGCTCCCGAGCAAACCCGGCAGCAGACATCGACTCATGCTCATCGCTCACCGTCCCGAAATTCAGGCGGCGACCCAAGGCTGGATTCGTATCCCCCGCCAACTTCCGCCACTGCCGCGACACATCATCCGGATCAGACTCGTCAGGAATCGAAAACTCCGTCCACGCAATCCTCTTACCACCCGACAAAGCCTGCCCGCGAAGACGCAACACCACAGACCCGTCAGCCAACGGCCCAGGCGGCGTACCCAAAAAAATCTGCTGCGGATCACCAGACGGGGCAGCACTCACGGTAGGAAGCAAAGCCTCCAACTGCTCATCCGACAACTCCTGAGCCTCATCACACACCAAATCATCAACCGTAAACCCGCGAGCAGAACCCCGAGAACGAGCCACAAACTCAACCGAACCCCAACCCGGACAACCACACTTACGCTCAAACGTTGCCGCTCATTCTCAAAAAACGACCTCAACCGCATAAACGCCTTACGAGCCGACTTCAACTCGTGAGCCGTATGCAAAATACGGCGACCCTGAATAGTCGCCTTAAACAACTCCACAATCTCCAAAATAGCATTCTTGCCATTCTGGCGAGGCACAAACACCCCACACACACCCGAAGCAAGCCTGCCATTGCTACCGACAGCAAGCCAATCATCCAACACCTGCTGCTGCCACGGATCAGGCGTCAACCCATACGCACGACCCAACTCCCCAGCATCACCGCCAGCAGACACCGAATACGCCGCAGCCACACGGTGACGAGGAACCTGAGACCCAACAACACCAGACACCTAATCAGGCCCCCTTGCGCTTCCTATACCGGTCAATCATCGCCACCGCAGAACCCCCACCACGGCCACCAGACGCCACATCAACCGAATACCGATCCAACATACCCATAAAAGCCTTCACATGAGCACGAAGCGAAGCCACCAAATCCGCGCGACCCTCACGCCACACACAATCATGAATCACCGCAGCATCCATGAGAAACAACCACTCCTCATCAGACACATACTGCGCACGACTATCCTCACCCCACACACGCCACCAACGACGCGTCTCCCCACACCAATCACGACTATCAGGAAGCTCAGGCTGCACAACACTCACCACCAACACAAAAAGTCGACAAACAGACAAATCCACAAAAGGGAGGTATTTCACT